CCCCCTCAAGATTCGCCAGCGCCCCCTTTCCTGCATTTTTCGCGACCTTCGTCACCCGCGAGATAATGCACTTCTCTTTCAGCGCGTGGCTTTTATGCGCGTTGCAACCCACCCATTTTCTAGTGTCTTTATCGAAAACAAGAATTGCCATGCGCCGAAGAACTCCAAAACGGGCCAATGCCGCCTCAAAATTGAGGTTTCCGGTGTCCGCTATCCAGCGAACGACTTCAGACCCCTTCCCGCCCCCGCTATGGCTCAATTCTGGCATATTCCCGTAAGCCTGTCTGAGCGTCATGCTACCCCCCGCGCGAGATTTTTCGCCCCCCGCGCGAGATTCCGGAGGGATTACATCGCCCCCGTTTTTCGCGGGGAGCGAGGAATGTAATTCCTCCCCCTTACTCTCTCCCCCCAAGGGGGGAGAGTAAGGGTAATTATAGGTACTATCCGAGCAACGGTTTGCGCCATTGCTACTGCCACACTCCGCGCCATACTCCGAATTCTGTTCCATTTTCATTGCTATCAACAGTTCAATTTCTACTCATCGTCCTTGCGCCCCTTGCGTGGCGGATTGCTTTTGAATTTCGGCTTAAAAACCTTCTTATCATCACTTTCCGCCTTTTCGGGCGCATAATCCCAAAACATGCCCTCTGGCGAGTGCTCAATGCGGATTTGGTGCGTTTCCGCCCGTTTAGCGTTCAACATGCCAGCACGCCGCCCCCGTTTGCAGAGTGTCAGCAAAAATGCCGAATCCTCAGAATCGCGGCTGAGTACGGCAATTTCCCGTGCCCAGTTCGTCAAATCGCTACTCCCCGCCCCCGAATACGCCAGTTCGTTTGTGTGATTCCCACGCTCTTTCGGTTTCGCCGTATGATGAATAAAAACAACTAGAACCTTCGTTTCCTCAATAATCGGCTGGAGTCCATTTCTTAAATAAGTTGACATGCTTTTTTGGTCATTAACATCATCCCCATAAAATGCTAAAAACGGGTCGATGAACACCACATCAAGCGCATGCTCTTTAATCAAAGTTCTGAGGATTGCCAAAAATTCCGCCCCAGTTTTGCTCGATTCGCGAAAGAAAATTAAGTTTTTCTTCAAGTGCGCGGCGGTATCTGCGCTTGCTGCCTTTTGTTTGCAAAGCCACATAACCGCACCGTCCATGCCCTCCTTGACATCCCCTAGGTCATTCTCAGCCTGTATCAACCCAACTTTGCGCGGGCCTTTCTGGGGCGAGATTCCGAATATCGGCATGCCGACCGCCCATGCCGTCGCGAATTGTAGCGTCAGCGTCGATTTGCCCACTCCGGATGGCCCCACAAGCACCATCGACCCGCCTTCGCAAAGCCAACGATTGCCAAAAAGGCAAGTGGGGTCCGGATTTGTCTGGACCTCCCGAATTTGCTGATAAGTGAGTCCCTGCGGCAAATCCGATGTCTTGCGCCAGATTTCCCACGCCTCCCACGTTTCAATGCCGACGCGCGCGGAAACAAGTTCCTGCATGTTTGCGCCCCGCGCGCACCCCGCAAGCCTTGAATACCGTCCGAGATTTTTGTTGGCGGGGTCGGGTTTGTAGTCTGACAAATACTCGTAAATGGCATCGCGCCGCGCCTCCCACACCCGTTTGTCTGGCGCATCGACACGAACCCATGCGTGTACCGATTTTCCTCCGGACGAAACAATTGCTGAAATCGGCAACTTTGATTGATGTAAAATTTCAATCTGCTGAGTTTCTGGCAATGAATCAAATTCGACTAAAACATGCCGAAACGATTCAACGTTCGCATCACTCCCGTCGCGCGCCCCCTCCTTGTACGGATTTATCCGAATCCACCGACCAGCGTCAGATTTTTCATTAACGATTCCCTCGTCAATTTTCTCTAGCCACCATTCCAACTTCTGAAACGTACCGTTCGACCCCGGTCGAAATTTGCCATCCGCCCCCTCGATGCTTTGAAAACAAATGCAAATCGTTTCTCCCGCCAAAAATGTTGACTGAAGAAACTTCTTTGTCTGCTCACGCCCATCGGGAAGCTCGACTTTCGCTGGAATCTCCGCCCCCGCGCGATAAACGAATTTGCCTGTCGCGCTGACGTTGGACGCATTGGGGGGCGAGATTTTGCGCCCCCCTCCAGATTCCGTGAGTTTGTTGCCTCTCTCAAGCGAGTGCGGTTTTTGCAACGCCTGATTAAGTTTGTAGCGCAAATCTTTTTCGCTCCACGGGGGCGCGCATGTCGCGTTCCACCGTTGAAAAATGTCCAATGCCTCCGATTCGTCGAGTGCGAAATCGTGCGCCAGAACGCGCGCAACATTGTAGGTCGCGGCGTGCCCGCCTTGCCCACTCACAGCACCCGGAATCTTGGCTACATACGCCAGCGCCCGGTCGTAATTCGTCATTTAATATTTTGTTCAGCGTTCCAGTTTTTCAATTCTCCGCCAAAGCAGTCCCAGTTTGCTCTATGTCGGCGGGCAAAAAATTCCGCCTTGGTCGCAGACGGATACATTTGCTCCAACCTGTCCTGAATTTCTTCTGGTTTCTGAGAATGTTCTCCACGCATAGCGAAAACCGTCTGACAAATACTTTCTGAAGAAAGCGGCAGAGGTCGCCCTTTCGGCGTCTTCGATGCCGCCAGCACAAATTCCGTCAAGGGCTTCGTGATGCTTGGACGCACCCCCTGCGCCCCTATCGGTTCGCCCTTTCGCGAGGTTTTAACCCAAACAAAAGCGACCCCGCGAAAATGCAACCCATGCCGCTGGATTGCCTGCATAGCCACCTCTAGCTTTGGCGATGTCGCCCAAACCAGCAGAATGCTTTTTTCTGATAATGGATATTTAATCTTACAAATATCCTCATCGTACATTAACGAGTAATGCTTTGCGGCATCTCCCATTCCGTCGGTACTGCCATAATAATTCCACGGTGGGTCCGTGATGATAATGTCGTATGTTTTTGTTTCCATTTTTTATATGTTTGCGCTGATAAAAACCTGAGCTTCGTACCTTGTTGCCTCAAATGGGTTTTCGTGCCCCAATTTTTTCAAAAGCTCAATTTGTTTCGGAGTTGCCAAGTTAAGCTTGGCCCGTGACATCAGAACATCCAGAATTTTTGAAGCGTGCCCTTTGCTTTTTATATTTTCCGTTGATATTCTAAACTTCTGAATCGCAGAGATTTGCTTTTGAGTTGGAGGCTCACTTTGCCATCGATTTGCTGGACTGGGGGCGTAGTTTGCAGCATCGACTGCGCCAACGTCCAAGCAAAAGGAAATTGGGTCGAGATTTTTGCGACTCACCATGTTTTGGTTTTTCGATGCTGCCGCTAAAGCCTTTCTAAGCGCCTCCTCGCGTTGCGCTTTAACCTCGTCGGAGGAAGAACTTATATCGTCAAACGAAAGTTCTTCCGTTGCGCTTTCAACAATTTCATTCATCCTTTTCGCTTCCGCAGCATCTTTCGCCAGCAGATTGCAAGGTCGGATTAAAGAGTGTTTGCCTGTCATCCATAAAAAGTCCGGAACAAGCAAATTGTTTTTTCCGGGCGATAGGCGCGTTCCCCGGCCAATCATTTGCGAGTAGAGGGGGCGCGACATCGTTGGCCTGAGAACAGCAACGCAATCAATCGACGGTTCGTCAAAACCTTCGGTCAGCAACATGGAATTGCACAGAATGGACCCCGCCCCCGAATCCTTAAACTTCTGCAATAGCTCATCGCGAAACGCATCATTCATTGAGCCATCAATGTGAATTGCGTTAAACCCTATTTTTTTAAGCATTTCGCAAAACGCCACCGATGTTCGCACTAGCGGTAAAAATGCAATTGTTTTTCTATCAGAAGCGACACGCATTAACTCTGTGGCCACCTTTTCCAAATTCGGCCAAAGCGCAAATTCGCATGAGTGTGCCGTAAAATCTCCGCCAGATTTTGTCAATCGCGACAAATCGATTCCGACAGGACACGGCACAACGGAAATTGGAGACAAATATCCATCGCGAATCATTTCGAGCAGGTTCGTTTCGTATGCCAAACTCTGGAAAAACGAACCGATGTTTTTTTTGTCAGCACGGTCTGGCGTTGCCGTCACGCCTAAAATTTTGGTGTTTGGCCCAGAAACCGACTTCACAACCCTCAAGAATTGGTCACTGACAGCATGGTGCGCTTCATCGATGATGATTGTCGAAAAAGCGCCCCCTTCCCATCTAGAGTCAATTGTTTGAACCGAAGCGCAAACAACATTACCCCCGCTAGATTTTTGCGCCCCCATTTCAATTTCAGGCTCAATCCCGGTGACGGCAAAAATTTTATCCGCCGCTTGCCCGATGAGTTCTTTCCGGTGAGCTAAAACCAAAGCCCGCCCTAAGTTTTCCCGCTTTCTGATAACATCAGCAAAAACAACTGTTTTGCCAGCGCCAGTCGGCAAAACAGCAAGTGTCGAATCGACTGTCTCCCATGCGCGCAAAATTCCCTCACTAGCTTTTTTTTGATAATCGCGTAAATCAAACATTGGATTTCATTTATATTTCTTTATTTCAATCACCATTTTCGTAACGCCACGAAAATGGTGGTCACGGTTGCGCCTCATCCCATTTGCGTAGCGTCCGCAGGAACGCTTCTGCGCGTTGGCGGGCGGGGGCTTTTGCACAGGATGGCTGAGTGTCACCTAAATGTACGCAATAAATATCCCACTCATCAAAGGTCAGTACCTTCTCCGCCTCGTGCATCGCGTTCAAGTCGGCGCAGTAGTCTGGCATATACTTATATGCGTTCCCGCCTTGTCCTTGGAGTTCTGGCGGATAGCCCCACAGCTTGTGATTGTGCCAAGGCCCACTGTCATGGATGTCAGTCCACCCACACGCCTCGGCGATTGTGACGTTGATTTTATGGTTGGTCATCGCGCCGCCTCCCCTCCCTTATGCACCTTAATCATTTCAAGACGGTCAATTTCACGTTGTAGATAACATCTTGCCTTGCGTAAGTCGATAACAGCGTCACCTTTAAGCCCTGCTCGCCAAACGTATTTAATGACGTTACCAAGGTTAAAGTTAAACGCCTCAGCAACATCGATACATTCAACCCCACTCGGATGGAGGTTGTAGTGCTCAGGGTGGTCAACGTCCCCGTGTGGTAGTTCGTTGTGTTTAATCATTGTTTTTTATTTGGTTTTTTTGATTTGTTTTTATTTTTAATAATCGCTTGCAACATACGCATCGCAACCTCTGCGGTTTTCTGGTCGCCATTTTTTCGCGCCGTTAAAAGTCGCGAAAGCGCATCAACTTGCATTGCGCCTTCAATCAATTTCACGCAAAAAGCCTTGGGTGGTTTTTTAGGTGTTCGGGTTCCGGAGTAAGCTCAAACGGCTTGGACTGTTTCAAGTTTTCAATTTTTTTATACAAACCTGCAATTTCATCTTCAGCTTCATCAATTAGCATTTCGGACTCTTCGATATCACATTCAGACTTTTTGATATCACAACGCAGTCGTCCAACTTCTTTTTTCAATCTTTCTATTTCCAACGTTATATCTCTAATGAAAATCCCCTCAACAACATCCCACGCGGCCTCGATGCTGTGCGCTAATACCCTTGTTTCGTGCGCCCCCGTCTCGCGGAAAACATAAACCGAAGCGCCATCTGCATCTGCGCGACACTCAATGCCTTTTGCGTAAATGTGCCAATTTCCGTAGAGTATCGTTCCGTTATGTTGCCCCCAAACGGGGGCAACAATTTCCACTTTTGAATTCATTTTTGAAATAGTGTTGTTGTTATTTTTGACTGCATTATTTGGTCGTTGTAAATAAAGGTTGCAAGGTCATACCCCTGCATATCCTCTTCGATGTCCAAGAATTTCACATCGCTAAGTTTCACCCATTTTCCATTTCCGACATGGACCAGTGAAACGGGTTCAAATTCAACGTCAACGGGTTCTAGGTCGCCAAACCCGTCCTCTGAGTCATTAGTTTTCACCATGAAATCTTATCCCCGGTCCCTTTTTGGGAATGTTTTTCGGCGCGCGGTCTTCCGCCGACATAAGAATTGCTGCCGCCGCCCCCTGCAAAGACTGAAAATGGTCCCCGCTCGACGAGTGGACTTGAATGCCACCAGCAGTTTCGTATGCGATTGTAATGGCATTTCCGTTATATTTTTTCAAAATATAATCCGCGAAAGATTCCATATCTGTTTTTAGCTCATCATCCATATCATTCTTTTATAAAAACACCGCTTTCAAGGAGCGTTCCCTTTCTGAATTTGATTTCCTCATACGCAGATTCAAGGCAATCGACAATATCCAGTTTTCTTATTTCGCAAACATTTATCAGGCAAACGAGCACATCGCCAATCGCATCAACCATTCCTGCCGTGTCGTCTTTTGCGACAGCATCGGCAAGCTCCCCCATTTCGGACACCGCTTTGAGCGTCTGAGCCGAAACTGTGGAATTCTGAATAATTTGACGGTCCATTGACCATCGGACAATCAATGTCCGAAGCTCATCAAATTTTGCCTGATTTTTGAGTTTTTCGTTTTTTTCCATAAGGTCGCTTATCATTTTGTACACATTCATAATTTTCATTGCATGCGCCCCGCGCCCCCAAGATTCCTTGAGGGCGCGAGATTCCGTTAGAATGCCGTTTCAGTTTCAATCTCGGCAAAGTAACGCCTGACTTTCAGTCCGCTCTTCTGCTCGCCGTTAGACTGGTACGTCTCTCTCACGACGGCAATGGCGCACCCGCGCCCCTCAAATGCCGCCATGAACGAACGGAAGTTGTCGCTTTTTGAGAAATCGAACTCAACGCCATCTTCAATTGGCAACTGCGCCGCCGCGATGAGTTGCTGAATGCGCCAGAATACTGAACTCTTGTTGATAATGCGGTCCGTTATCGCGCGCCCGTCGTCTGCCGTAAGGCGAAGGACGGCGCACACATCCCCGTTCGGAGTTAAAGTAAACTCCTTAATGGAAATGGCTACATTATAGTTGCCGGGTTCCTCGATGTACAAGGAAGCCCCCTCTGCGCGATTTACTACGAATTTGCTCATATTACAACTTTACATCATCCAGTTGTTCCAATGCCTTCAGAAGAGCGGATGTCCTCTTCCGAATGTCCTGTTTCACTTTCGCTGGAAGATTTTCCAGCGTTTGACCATCCTTCAGCAAGCCTTTCTCGATGAAGTACCTGATTGCCAAATCTTGCTTGTCGCCTAGACATTTCCAATCCTCAGCGACTGGGGGCGCGTCATCAACAACGCTCACCTCAATCGTCCTTTCAACGCGAGTCTCGGTTGGAGGCGCGACGGATTCGCTGCCCCCGTCGAAATCCGCAACCTCTTCTGGCGAGTAAAACCCACAAACCAATTCTGGCGCGAGTAACCGCACGGCTTCGGAGATAACCCTAGCTGTGAGCATCTGGCGCGGATGAGTCCGCCACGTTTTTTTCATCTGCCCGTCGTTTCGCAAGGCAACCTCATTCCGCTTGAATTCCTCAATGGTTGCGGAAAACACCAGTTCGTTGTCGCGATACTTGAAGAGTGCGCTGACCGCTTCAGAGGTGCGCTCTTTCCAAATGACCTTTCCGCCCCCGCTTAAAAAGCGGGCCAGCATGACATCTGAGCGCATCGACAGCTTTCCGTCGATAATGTGGTATGTCTGCGCTATCTCAAGCAACGGGCGACCCGTCGCGAGCGATTGCATCGCCAGCACCACACCCTGCTCGGTTTTCGAGCAACCAAACAACCCAGACTCTGCAATCGCTTGACCCAGCGAGATTGCTGCCGCCACGGGGTCTTGAATCTTTTCGTATAAACTTAATTCCATATTACATTTCATTTAGGTTTCCTGATATTGCCGCCGCCAAAATAAGCAGGGCATCTGCCGTCTCAAGGTTCACGTTTTCAACTTGCGGGAAACGCCTTTGCGCCTCCCCCTTCAACTTCAACTTCCACGCCCTCTGAGGGAGCTTGCCCTTCGCCATCCCCACCGCTTTCTGCCATTTCTTGGGCGGAACGCGAATGATGGTGAATTTCAGAACCAAAAGCGCCCCCTCAATCAAACCGCAATTCCGGTGCAGCACGGCAAGAGCACTCGCCCCCGCGCCGAAAATTGCTTTTGGCACATCTTCGATATAAGCAACCAAAGTTTCCTTTCGGAGTTCGGTCAACACCGACACGATGTCCCGTTCGGTTTCAGGCATTGAATATGCCTGAATTTTGTCAGGCGTGATGACCGCTATGCCCCCAGATTTCCCCGGGTCGATTGCGATGCCCCTCATACGGTTTCTTCATTTTTTACGTCAACGTCAGTCTCCGCCGCCGCCTTTGCCGCCGCCTTCGCCAACTTCCGCTCAAGCGTTGCCTGACGGCGCTTTGCAAGCAATCTGTCCATTGCCGCTTTAGCGTTCTCCGCCTTCCGCTTTGACCCGCAAGGAAGACAGAATCGTTGACCTCTGACCACGGGTTTTTCCGCCCCGCAAGCGTTGCACCCCGCACTTTTGACAAACGTCAAAATGCCGTGGGGGGTTTCAATTCTTTTCCCGTCAAGAGAGGCGAGAATATCCGCCGCCTTGTGGAGTTCCTGCAATGTTCCGATGTCGATTGTGTTGTTCATGTTTGTTTTGCCGTTTGGCGAAACAAACATTCAACGAACCCGCAAAAAACGTCAATGTGTTTTTTTATCGAATGCCGTAAGTCATTGGCATTCAGACTGTTTTTCTGTTTTTTGCTGCTTCAAAAAATCAGAAAACGAGACGATTTCAGAGAGTGTTTGGATGACAATTGATAGCTCGGAGAGATTCCATCTCTCAGGAGAAACGCGAGTGCGCCACCTCCGAAACTTCAGGGCAAGCGATTCTGGGGATAAAAATACCTGTCGAGATTGTGCGTAACTGTCTCTTGCGTAGCTACTTCTATTCCATTCGTTTGCTGGTAACGCGAGCCACGCCTGAATTTCAAGAACCAATTTGTCAATTGCCTGTCTTGAACAACCTAATTCCTCTGCGGCATGCGACATGCTTTCCCACCCGTGGAGATTGTTAAGTCCTGCCGCAAAGACCATTGCAACAGTTTTCAAACGAACATCGCCCCCCGCCAACAGCCAACAGACAAAGCGGTGCAGCAATTGAGCGTTGGCGGATGTTTCCTCGCGGCCCGACAACGCCCGTTTATCCGCCCACGCCTCAATGCGTCGGGCGGTTTTTTCGTTTACACCAAACTCATCGGCAATGATTTGCCATTGCTCATCAAGTTCCGCCGCAATGTCAAATTCCGTTACGGGTTCCATTTTTGATAAACCGCTCAAAAAGAGAAGCTTCCGCGCCGCGCCGTCTTTGCAATCCCGTTTCCTTGTTGGGGTTGCGAGCGTCAGGCCAAAGTCTTTTCATTGAGCGAATTGCCGCTGGAATATCAGAAATTCGATTTTCCCGCAAACAATTGCGAATCTGCGCCATCTCAATTCGGCGCTCGCCGTTCATGTCCACGCCCCTATTGAAAACCAATGAAATAAGCGCATCACGGCATTGCTCTGGCAAGTGCTCTGCTTGCGGGTATGCTCGCAATGTTTTCAGGTAAAACGCAGGAACGGTTACACGAAGAAAGACAGCAAGCGCCTTGTCCCAAGGAACTTCAATTTCGCGCAATGCGCTAGATTTTAGGTATTCGCTCGCTGAAACGCCCGTTTTTCCAATAGCAAGCGATAATGCGGAAATCGATGAATCACAAAGGACTCCGCCCCACGCTTCATGCAATTGCGGAATTGTGTTGTATCCGCAGTCCCATCCGATGCCAATCGTCACCCCCGACGAGTAACCGGGCCAAGTCGGTCGAGATAGGAATTTATTGTAATACTCCTTTCCGCCCCCAACCTCAAATTCAAGAATTAACGCAAGCCCTTCATCTGTAAGCATTTTAATGGTGTCTTGATTCCCCTATTTTCTCTGCCAAGTCCGCAACTCGGTCCCACAACTTGTTCCTGTCAAGTTCGCATTCCTTTATTTTCTTTGCCAAATAAAGAATTGCCGCCGCCATAGCGCACGCCAGCGGGCCTTGGGCAACGATGTTATTCACCAATGGCTCAACGTTTATTTCGGCAATCATTTTTCTTTTCTGAAAATGTTGATTGCCGCATAAAGTGAAACGCCCGCCGTCGCAACCGTGTCCGCTTGGTCAGGCGAAAAGCGAATTCCAAAAATGGTTAAAAGGGCGATAATTCCTCGCCACGTTGAAGCTTCCTCAAGTCTGTCTGTTAGGTATTTCATGCTTTTTCTGTGTAAGCGTTATTTAAGTTCGGCACTCCAAGTGCAGAGTAGTCTAACCCATAGCCCGTCGTCCACCGAGATGGCGCGTTGCCGTACCATCCATCCCCGAATTTGGTTTCGGTGAAATCTGAAAAAGCCCTTTCAAATTTCCGCTTTACCGAAGAAAGCGAAAAGTTTTCTTTGGCAAATGCAATCATCGCATTTTTGTCAATTTTGTGTATGTTGTTGATTGCAAATAGTATATCGCGCATCGACATAATGCGGAATCCATTGACTCCATCCACCACATATTCCGTCATTGCGCCGAAATCCGTGGTGATGGGAACGCATCCCGAAAGCATCATTTCGACGGCAGTCCCCCCAAATGGCTCCCAGTATTGCGAAAGTAGAAAGCCGAATCGCGCGCGCGCGAAAAGTTGCTTGCGCTCTTCAATTCCAACGTAGCCAATGAATTCGCAATGGTCTGGAAATTTGGACATGCCGAGAGATTCTGGTCCACCCTGCCCCGCAATTTTCAATCGAATTCCCGCGCGCGCGCATGCGTCAATGGCTATGTGCAGTCCTTTGTTTTCACCGATTCGACCAACGTAAACGGCAAAATCCTCGCGTTGCGTGTTTGCGTCGAAATCGCGCAAATCAAAATAATTTGGAACAACGCGCCACGACCACTTTGGTCGGCAAAATGACACGCCCTCAACTCCGTGATGCGCCGAAAGTAAAGGGTAACTTTCGTAACATCTGAATGGAGCAAACGCAGTCCCCGACCCAATACCCGGCTCAACAACAACCAAGTCATTGTCAGCATTTGCGATTTCCGTGGCGCGCCTAGTTCCGCCCCAGAATGCCAAAACAAAATCGCCCTTTTGCTTGCGTTTTTTAATTAAATCCCCAGCTACGAGATTGTAGACCTGATGCGCTAAATCGTCGGATGAAAACTTAAATTGATTTTTTTTCCAATCGTGCCCGCCGTATGTCTGGTCGAGAATTCCGTTACTTAAAACATCAACTTGTTCATGTGCTGCGGTTTGCGAATCCGGATGACCGTAATGAACCGTTCTGTATTCCTTGGAATCCTTGAACATTTCAAGGAATTTCAGAACCTTTTGGGTAAACGCACACGCACTATATTCGCGTGTTGTTTTTGTATGAGGAACGCTTAAACAATGCAGGGTAATCATGGGGGCGCAAGACTGCCCTTGCTGGAGCAGTCTTGCCAAGTTAATTGTAATAGGGAACGAACACCCCGCCCGGTCCTTGTAGCCACCCCGCAATAGAATTTGGGTTGCCCGGAAACCCCCCTGCCGGGCTTAGGCCAGCGCCGGGCTCTCCGGTTGCGCCGGGCGCTCCGGTTGCGCCGTCTGCTCCGGTTGGACCTGTCGCACCAGTTGCTCCGGGTTCCCCCGCCGCGCCCGCCGCGCCATCTCTCCCCGCTGGACCTTCCGGACCTGCTGGCCCCGGGGGGCCGCTCGGACCCGCTGGCCCGCCAGCGTCCCCCGGCTCGCCTTTTGCGCCGTCAATTCCCTTTGGCCCACTCGGTCCTGACGGTCCGGTCAATCCCGTTGGCCCGGGGTCGCCCTGCGGTCCCTGCGGTCCCTGCGGTCCGAGAGGTCCCGGAACCCCCATCGGGCCAGCGGGTCCGCTCGCCCCAGTTGCGCCCTTTAAATTTTGGCTTGTAAAAAACCAACC